AAGGTTCAGATATTCTTAATCTTCCAAACGCATCAAGGTTAGCTCCACCAAAAGTAACTAATTGACCTTGTCCAATATTTACATTATTGCAACTCATTAGCAGCCAAACCTCATATTAAACCATGTAAATCTTTCTACTTGTTGTTTTAAATCTTCTTGAAAAGAAAAGTTTAATTGATCTTTTAAAGTCTCCAATGCTTGCAGAACTTGTCTTTGATTTTCAGAAGAATATTCCTGACTTGGTTCTGGTATATATGTTGTAATCTTTGCCATTATCTTCTTCCATCAGGTTGAATATCTACTCTAAATAATCCATATCTCCAGTTTTCATCAGTAGATTCATTTTCAACTTTAATACTCATTAATCTATTTCTTGCTCTAGTATCTATCTTAGTTGTAGATGAAGTTACAGTGTAAGGTCCTAACATCTGACTATTTTGTGTTTGAGATGGATAGTCTCTTAATAACAATGTTACTTTAGCATTTCCTGTAAGTATTTTAAAGTCTGGTATAAATCTATTTATCTTCATTAAATATTGACCATCTCCTTCAATATCTAAATCAAAATCTCCAGATTCAATATAAGCAGGAATAGCCGTTTTAACTCCAGTAAAGCTTACTTCATTAATACCTGTTTCATGTTCATAATACTTAGAAGATCCATATAAATTAGTTACACCATTAATAGTTGGAAATGTAGGTGTTCCAGTTGTTAAATATTTAGTAGCATATGGTTTATCAAATGTTTGAGCATCTGAATAAGTTGTTCTAGCAAGTGACATTGTAGTCCAAGTATTTTCAACGAAGTTATAAACTACAGACCTATTAATTTGAGTTTCATTAGCACTTGGATAAAACCAAATTACTTCATTATATAAACTATTGTGAGATCCATAAACAATGTCTGCAGCATTGTAATTTATCCCTAAATTATCTCCACCTGTTGTAAATACAAAATCTTCAACAAGAGATGGTAATTGTTTAACAGTACCATCATAAACGAAAAATCCTCCACCAAATCCCATCCAGAATATTGCACCTTGTGCAAATACTATTGAATGCTGACCAATACATCCACAGTTTGTACCAACCTGTCTAATTGAAAATACAAAAGGAGGACCAACAAATTGCATAACATAAGCTGCTTGATCCGTTAAAATAAATATATAATCTTTACCTTGCACAGCTCCTACAATGTAATTTCCTGTATCTAGTCTAAATGTACCCGCAGTATTTGTTGCGGTTGGTGCCCAAGTGCTATAATCTTCTTGGTTTGAAAATCTTATAAACATTGGGTCTTGAGTTGAAGTTGAACCAATTGTTGTTTCAGTTCCAAGTGCAATTAAATGTCTATCTCTATCGGATACAATTGAACAAACAGAAGCTGTTGGAGCTCCAGATATTGCAGTTGCTCTAATTTGTAATGCACCTGCAGTTGATGGATTCCAAGAAAACGTTTTACCATTTTTAATTGTTGCAATTAATATTTGTCCAAAATTATCAAATGACCAGTTAGCTGGAGATAATATTACAGTAGACGAAGTACTCGCTTGACCCCAACCAACTCCACCAACAAAAGATCCCCATGTTGCAGTTCCCCATCCATAACCATATGTTTGATTAATTGGTCCAATATTTGCGTATGGAGCAAAAGACAAAGATCCACCGGTTGAAACCCCTGTTCCAGTTTCTGTTGTTGGCATTGTAAGTGTAAATGTATTAACTGTTGGAACAGTTTTTACTTCAAAAATATTTGTTGTAAAACTTGCTGATGTATAACTTGTTGTAGGCGCTCCTGGTGTTGTTGCTGCAGTAAATTTAATATAATCTCCAACTGCAAGTCCATGACTTGATTTAGTAATAGTGACTGTTGTAGAAGATGTTGTTGATGTATATGTGGCTCCAGTTAAGGTTGTACCAAGTGGAGTAATATCGTAATATGCACCTCCAAAATAAATAACTAATAATTTATTTGTTCCTATTGCTGCATATTTATTTCCCTCTAAATCTGTCCAAGTATGTTGAGCTCTTGCAACTCCTGCAAGTTCTTTATCTAAAATCTCTCTCCACCCACCTATTTTTTCAGGATATCCATAACGAAATCTTACAAAATCTCCATCAATCCACTGACCTTCAGCAGCAGTTGCGGTATCTTGTTTATTAAATCCAGCTTTAAGTGGTATCTTCTTTAATGGCATGACTTGAACTATATACGCCTTTTTGCTATTATACAACGCAGAATTTAAAAGGATAAAGATAATATGTCAATCAATTTACCACTAAAAGTAGACAATCTATTTTGTACTCCAGTTTATAGTTTATTAATGCCCACCTTCTTAAATGAGGTAAATAAAATATCAGATAGATATATTAAAGAAACTAGAAATAATAATCATGTTTTAAACCTTATAAGGAAAATGTATGAATTTAAAAATTAAAGATCTGATATTTAGACAAAACAATTTAGTTCCAAAAGATAAGTGTAAATATTTTATAAAAATATTTGAAAAACACAAAGATAAATGTGAATTTGAACATAGTAAAAAATATAACGAAGAACATAATAAAAAAATAATAACAGATAACTATGAATGTTTAAATTTATCTAAATTTTATGAAAATCATGAAATTAAAGAAACTGCAGATTTAGCTGTTTTTTATATAAATATTATTCTTTCAAATTATATAAATTATTTAAAAATAAATATTTCTAAATTTATAACAGATGAATTTATAAATAGCACTTCAAATATAAGAATATTAAAATATTCAAAAGGATCACAAATAATAGATCATTTAGATGCTAATCCTTTTATTAGAGCATCGTGCACTTTAAATTTAAACGAAGAATATGAAGGAGGAGAATTTACTTTTTTTTCTGGGAAACATTTTGAAATTTTTAAAACAGGAGACGTTATGATTTTTCCAGCAGAACCAATATGGATACATGGAACAAAACCAGTTCTTTCAGGAGAAAGATATGCTATAAATTGTTTTTTAAACAGTAAAAGGAAAGATTTAAAATGATTACTTTAGACGAAATAAAACAAGAAGAAAACTATTCACATAGTTTAGTTGTTACTTATCCAAGAACAATTCAAATATCACATGGTGTTTATGATAACATTATTGATATGCATAATATGTGTACAATGATTTCACAAAATATTGATACTTCAGAATTAACTAATGTTTATGCTAATAAAACTGATTGGTATTTTTTTAATGATAAACCAGAATTTTTAAGATTTATGGAATACGTTGTTATTAAACATCAAAATTCAAATCCATTTTTTAATAAAAATAACTGGAATATTCGAAATTTTTGTTATGAAGCTTGGGGTAATGAAATTAAAAAGGGAGATAGTGTTGCAATGCACACTCATCCATCTCATCATTTAATTTTATATTTAACAGAAGGAGCCCCCTTGATATTACCTGAATTAAAAATGACCATTTATCCAAAAAAAGGTCACTATTATATATTTCCGCCTTTTGTATACCATGGTGTTAATAGAATTGAAGAAGATTTAAAAACAAGATATTGTTTAGTAGCTAACATAACTTTAGCTTCCGATTGGAAGAAAAAAAAATTTATTCAGGATATTAAAAATGCAAGAGAGAAAAAGTAGTATTAAAGACTTTATTGGTGTTTATGATGGTTATATTCCAGATGAAGCATGTGATCAAGCTATAGAGTTATTCAAAAAATATCAAGAATTTAATAAGATATTTTCAAGATTTACATCAGAAGGTATTACTCAAGATAAAAAAAATGATGAACAATTATTTTGTAGTCCTGATATTTTAACTGAAGAAGAATTCAATGTTAATAAATTAAAGTTATTAATGATTAATTTTGATATGGCATTAAGACATTATTATACAGAAACAAATGTTAAAAAATATACAGCGGACGATATTATAACTGATTATGTTAAAATACAAAAAACAATTCCAGGTCAAGGCTATCATGTTTGGCATATTGAACATAATCCACCAAAAGATATGGTTAAAAGAGTATTGGCATATACAATATATTTAAATACAGTTGACGAAGGTGGAGAAACTGAATTTTTATATCACTCACAAAGAGTAAAACCTGTTAAAGGTAGAATTGCAATATGGCCAGCTGGATTTCCATATGTACATAGAGGTAATCCTCCATTAAATGGAGAAAAATATATTGCTACTTCTTGGATTATTTATAGATAATTATATTTTATTTTTTAAATGAAAGAACAATTAGTTTTATTTTCAGGTGGATTAGATAGTACTGTTTTATTAAAATTTTTATTACAAGAAAATAAAAATCCAATCACTGTTTTAAATATAAGATATTTATGGAAAAAAGAATTTAATAAAAATTATAAAATACAACATAAAATAGTTAAAAAATTAATAAAATATTTTAAAAAAAATTATAGAGATTTTAATTACAGAGAAATATGTTTTACAATGGGTAATACACCTTTTATAGATTTTGAAGCAAAATTAGGGGAGGACCACTTTTCTGCTATTTTAGCAGGTAGCTATATTGCACAAAGTAATAAAGAAATTAAAGATGTGTGGATGGGTCATTTTACCTATAATGATTTATCTGCAATTCAATTAAATAAAAGAGTAAATTGGTGGTTTTTTGATAATAGTTTAAATTTAGCAGTTAATTCTATACCAAATATATGTGGTATTAAAAATATAAATATATGTATTCCCTCTTTAGCTTTTAAAGGAAATAGCATTGATTCTTTTGTAACAAAAAAAGAAGCTTTTAATTATTTAGAAAAAGATTTACAAAATTTAATAAGATCGTGTACGGGAGATGATTATTTTTGTAAAAAATGTTTAAAATGTAAAGAATATATGTTTTATTTAATAAAATAATTAAGGTCTAGGCCCTAATCTTGTAATTTTTTGTTCAAAAGTTTCACCCTGAACATTGTTATTATCCCAAGCAAGTTGAGATTGATAAGTTTGTTCAGTTAAATTGAATCTATCAATATATTTTTGTAATGTAGTTACATCAGTAATTGATACATTTTCTCTTGGATTTTTATACTCAATATGTTTATCTCCATCTGAATGATATTGAATTGCATGTATTCTAGGATCGACATTATTCCAAAATTCTTGATCATTATCAATTGTATGACAACGTCTCATTGGAAACTGAGCATCTGCTGTTTCTAAATAAATTTGTTTGTCAAATGGTATAACTGTTAAGTGCATAATATTTCCTTATGTTTTAATAATATAATTTAATACTAAAGTTGGTTGCAGAACAGAACTTGCTGAACCTGAAAAATTAGCTGATAATGTGTGATCATGAGATTGACCACCACCTGTGGCCTGCGATGTTGAATTATTAGTACCTCCAGTAGCCCCATGTGTTGAATTATTCCCTGCTGGATTTTCCATTCCAAGAGTTTGAAATGAAGTAGTGTGAGTATGACTTGCTATCTGAGCTGTAGTTAATGTTGTAGCTCCCGTCGAACCTGTAATGTTTCCCGTTGGAGTTACAGTATTTGCTCCAACTGCTTGTGCTAATGCTTTTGAATTTGCTGAACTAACTCCACAAATTGTTCTGTCTCTTAAATCTGGAACGTTAAAATTTGCACCTGATCCACCGTATGTATAACCAATGACTGCAAATAATGCAGCATAACTTGCTGTAGCATAAGATGTGCCATCACATAATAAAAATCCAGATGGAATTGAATTTGATCCCCAAGGTACAACTATTCCAGTATTGACACCTTCAATACCTGTTAAATATGCTCCATCAAAATCGTATCTTGTTGCTTCGTAATTTGCCATAATTATTTATCCCTATAAGTCCAACCGACTGTTGCATCACCTGAATACACTAGTGTAAAACCAGCGCCTTCAGTATTGATAACTAAGTCAGAAGCACTATTTGCTATATTACTAGAATTTCTTCCCATAGTCAAAGGTTTGGTATCAAATGTGTAACCTGCATCAATTACAGATACCATATCTCCTGCAGCTGGTGAAGCTGGAAGTGTTAATGTAAATGAAGTTGTTGCTGTATTTGCAAGTATTGCAGAACCTGGTTGAACTGTTGCAGCAGATGTAATTGATCTCCATGTTTGTTCCATTGAAATTAAATTTACATTTGTTCCATCAGCATAAAGTGTATATCTATTTCCTTGTGCTAATTTAATTCCAGTTCCTGAAGATGTTTTAAAAGTTAATGTGTAAACACCCATAGTAACTTGATTATTTACTAAATAAGTTTTTTCAATTGCATCTGGAACTACAACGTTTACGTTTCCAGATAATGTACCTGTTAAATTTAATACAGCATTTTTACCAGTTGATATTGCTCCATCTGTGAATGTAAGTGTAAGTCCTGTTGTTGCGTTAACTGCAAGTGATTGATAACCAGCGATTGCTTGTTGAATAATGTAAAGGTTAGTATTTGTAATTTGACCCCATGTACCAGCGTTTTCGCCAGTTGCCATTATCGATAGCTTAAGATCTGATGAGTATATTGTAGCCATTTAAATCCTTATTTTGTTCTTATTAAAATATTTATCATTTTTTGTCAACTAATACAATCATTATATTAAGCTGCCACTTCTGTCCATACTATAGATTGTCCAGTATTTACAGGAGTCCAAGCGCCTACGTATAATTGACCTGTTGTTCCTGTCAAGCTATTTCCAGTGACATTTGCAATAACGTCTGCTTTGGCAACTACTGAATTTAATGATAATGTTAAACTTTGACCTGTTACACTTACAGGAGTATTTAAATTAATAGTTACACTATTTAATGAAGTAGATAATAATTGTCCAGTTACAATAGGTGTAACAGCTATATCTATTATTACATCATTAGATAAAAATGTTATATTTAATTCTTGACCAGTTACTTCAGCATCAGGAGCAGGATCTACTGTACCAAGAGTTGTAATAAGTGGATTTTCAAAGACCGGAACTTGAACTGATCCTCCAGCTGAAACTCCAACATTACTTTCAAGAGCATGAATTAATTCTTCACCTGTTACTAAAACATCTGCATCAATAGCAAATGATACGGAATTTAAAGACGTATTTAATAATTGTCCTGTAACATTTACAGGGGTTATTAAATCAACAGTTGCACTACCTTCAAATAAACTAAGACCAATACTTTCTCCCCATGCACCACTTCCCCAACTACTTGCTCCCCATGTTGTAGGTGTACCAGGAGCAGTTACAGGAACTTCTATCCCTGGAAATGCATTAACACTGTTTAAAATTAAATTTGCTAAATTAGTTGTAGGGAATACATTTCCATCAATTATAAAACTAACATTATTTAAACTTGAATTTAATTCTACTTCTTCAGACGCAGGTATTTGAACAGAACCCCCTGCAGAAATTCCAATATTACTTTCAAGAACTTTAATTAATGTTTGACCTGTTACTTCAACCGTTGGACTTGCTGTATTGGTTCCCCAACCAGTTAGCCCCCAAGTATATGCACCCCATCCATTATTTACTTCTGCTATAATTGAAACAGAATTTAAAGAAGATGTTAAAGATTGCCCTGTAGGAATTTCAAGTACGTTTTCATTCCCTGTACCAAATTCACCAATGCTCCAACCTTTTGATCCCCAAGCTGTGGCCATGCCAGAATACTCCTATTAAGAGATTCTGATAATAGCGGCTGTACTTGTAAAAGCTGGGAATTGAATAGTGAATGTTCCTGAAGTAGCTGTCTTATCAGTCGTAAAGTTTAATACTGCAACTGCAGAATTACTAAACGATGTGTTATATATCAATGCACCTCTTGCAGTTAAAGTAACGTTCTGAAAAGATAAATCAGCAAAGTCTGTGAAAGCAACCGTTGATACAACTGATGTTCCAGAATTTACTAATGCTTTTCCACCTGTTGTGTAGTTTGTTCCAGAAGAACTTACTTCACCACTTGTTGTGTAAGAAGTTGTTGCTGCACCTAGTGTCGCAGTTGATACATAAAGAGCTAACTTAAACTTATCACCACCAGCACCAGCAGTTGAAAAATCTTGATCACCATCTAATAGTTGTTTTTTAAAACTATTTGGTAACGCTTGTGTAATAGCCATGTTTTGTTTCTCCTTATTGTGGTTTACGAACTATACGAGGTTCTCCATC